TGTATCTACATCAACTGCTTCGTTAAATCTAGCTCTTACTGATAAAGTAAATCCATCAGATTTATCTGCTGTTGTTGTGATCCATTCTATTTCTGTTATGTCTGCTGAACCTAATGATGTTGTCAATGAACCAATAGCCACTAAAACTTCTGGTGTAGCACTTGTGTTACCATTACCAGTCATTGTAGAACCTGCTTCGATTGTCCAACCACCGGCTGCGGCGTAGACTTCTTTCTTTTGTGCAGTGGTCAAGTGTTTAGGTTTTGACTCGTCTGCGTCTGTTGCTCCCCATAGTGGCATTTTATTATCTCCCGATATTTAATTTAGTTCTATATGTATTTATACATTTAGAATCTTTACAAATCTATCAAAACCAGATTTACTTTTACTCATAGCCTTTTGAATTTTAAGTCTCTGAGCTGGTTTCTGTTTTTCAAGATTCTTCATGACTCGTAAAGCTGACTTTTGATCAAGTTTTACTTTACTCTTATCATCTAATTTTATAACACTACCGTTCCGAAGATCGGCAGCTCCTTTAATTTGAACAAAGACATTTCTATCAGCTTTACCTTGTTCACCTTTGTTCCCTTTCTGTTGAAAGAATTCAATAGCTGTATCTGATATAACAGGGTCTTTAGCATCTTTATACTTACCACCCATTTTGACAGCTAGTTTATCAATCATACTCATCAATTCTCTTTCACTCTTAGCTTTTAAAACTAGAGCGTGTAATAAATTATTACCAGCTTGTGTAGGCATCCCCATATCTGGAGCTTTTCTACCTTCTGTTAACATTTTATCTAGCCTTGATGTAACCAAGTTTTCTCATTTTCTCTCTAAAAGTTTTTCGTCTAGCATCAACTCTTTGTTGTTCTGACTTTTTCTTTTTACGACCAGCTTTCTTAGCCATCGCGTGAGCATGAGATTCAGCTTTAGTTATAGCTAACTCATTAACTGATACCAATTCTTCGATACCATGTTCAAATTCTACAGTATAGTGTTTTACTTCAAATGAACCATCTTCTTGTTCTACAATATCATGTTCACCTGATACACATCTACCTGAACCCCACATTCCATGTTCTACATGAGTAGCACACATATGCGGTATGTTGTTTTCTTTTACATCTTCATCTTTAGCTTTGTAGTTCTTATCAATGTAGTTGAAGAATTCTTTTTTCTTCTCTTTTGATAATTGAGCTGGAGATGTTACATCAAACTTCTTCAATGCTGATTGAAAGAACTTGACATAAGCGTCTTGATCTTCGGCATTCATTTCTTTGAAGAATGGTGTATTGAAACTTTCATTAGCTATTCTTAAAAGTTCTCTGACTTTAGGATCGTCTGATAATCCTTTCTTTAATTTCTCAATAGCTTTAACAGCACCTGTCATATTACCACCGACATATCTTTTGTCGAATGCTATACCACCAGCTTGTTTTACTAGTTTGGCTGAGAATCTAGCTTCACTAATTACTTGTCCAAATGTTTTCACTTCTTTATCCTCGTTTATATATTTAAATGTAAATGATTTACCTGTATGCATGTCTTTCAGATTGTAAGTATTACCACTCATCTTAAGAACAGGTCCTACAGCTTTCATACCGTCAGGTTTAGTAAATTCGACATTTAAATCTTCTTCTAAAGCTCTTGTAATACTTTCTCTATTGTATTCTGTAGGTTTTGTTTCTTCTGTAACTGATTCTAAAGCTAAGATCATTCTTTGAGTTTCTCTATCTTCAAAGATATCATCTAACTCAACTTTATTGTATGTTAAAAATCCTTCTTTACCTAGAACTCTTTCAATCTTTTCTAATTGTAATTCTTGTTCAGTAATCATACCGAATGAATCACAAGCTTCTAGTAAATCTTCTACTGAAGCATGTCTCTTACCGAAACCTTGTGTCTCTGTAGCGATCGCTCTAGGATATTGTTTTGATTTTAATTTGAATGGTGACTTAGTAACAAAAGATTCTGTTTGTTTAGCTCTATCAGCTGCTTGTTTAGCTTTTTCTTTTTCTTTCTCAAGTTTATCTTTCTCTACTTCTTTTTCTCTTTCGTGTTTCTTCTGTAAAGCTATGACTTCTTTCGCTCTTGACATTTCGTCTTCTTTGAAAGTTACCATTTTCATTCGTTTTCTTTTGATGTTACCAGGTTTTCTTTTTTGTAATCCTGGTGTTGATAATTCAGCTTCACCCATGTTAACCATTTGATCTTTAGGTTCTTCTAACCATTCTTCTGGTACTCTAGTGATTTTATAATTCTTGATCTCAACCCATTGACCTAGATGATTAACTAAAACATCTCTCATATCCATGTCTTTATTAAGTTCAATCTTCTGTCTACCTCTTGACCAAAGATTACCAGCTTCACCTTCACCATATTTTGATCTGGCTTTCTGTTCATCTTTGACTACAAGTTCTAGTACATACATATCATCACTAAATGAATCGTCACCGAATAATGGATCAATACTTCTAGCGTATTTCTTAACAGCTGCTGTGTTTTTAGCTCTGACTTGTTTTTTCAAGAATTCTTTATTGATTTTTTCTAATTTAGCTCTTGAATCTGGTATAGCCCATGTGCCCTCTGTAAGAGATTGTTCTTCGTTCATACCTAGTAATTTAAATAAATCTTTTTTGAAACCAGAATCTACTGGTTTCGGTGATGAAATTGTAGTATATTTTGAATTAGAATCTGAGACATATGCATCATGTTTTTTCATGAGTTTTTCTATGTCTCTTTTGAAAACTTTCATCAGGTTTGTTGAAAGACTCATTTTATCTTCATTGACTGATTCTTTAATACCGAGTTTCTTTTTAGCTATTCTAATAGCGTCATCAACTGCAGGAAGTTTATTTGACTTAGGACCTTCTTTATCAATGATTCTAGCTTTCATTACTAATAAATCAGAATACTCTGAATATTTACCTTCGTCTATTTCTTCTTTCTTTTCTTTCTTTTTACCTTTCTCTTTGTAACCACTAGCGAACGCTGCTCTTCTCTGAGCGTCACTCGCGAATCCCTCTTTTCTTGGTCCTTTCTTCTGACCGTAATACGACTTTAAGAAGTCTTTAGCCATTGACATTGGTATCTTCCATGTCTTAGATAACTCTTTAGCTGTAGCTCCTTGTTGAATGTCTATAAGCATATCACTCATAGCACTTTCACTCATGATTGATTCTTTAACTTCGTTGTATGGAAATCCTTTTAATGGGTCTTTACCGAATTCATTCGACGCTTTCAATCCCATAACTTTCTGTGCTAGTTTAACAAGTGTAGTGATGTTTGATGTTTCCATTTTCTTTTTGTTAGCATCATTTACTTTGTCATACGCTTTAGTAAGAACACTAGCAGTAAACATATCTAACATAACGCCACCGACTTTAGCTGCACCTTTAGTGTCAACAATCTTTTGTATTTCTGGCATTAGATTCTTTTCAGATATTGTTTGTTCGGCTACAACAGATTTGTCTTTTGTATATCCCATTTTCTTCGCTTGTTGTTGATAGCGAGTTTCTGCTGGTTGATTTTTTGTGACTTCTTCGATAGCTTTTTTCAAGTCTTTAAAGTCTGTAACTACTGTTGTGCCTTTCATAATATTATCCGTATACTGCTACTGATACAGCTTCGACTGCTGCATTAGCTGCGAATAGTTTGTCTGTTGAATCTTTACGAATAAACGCTTCTTGTTGTCCGTCTAAAGTAAATGTACCTATATCTGTACCACCAGCTTCTTCTAATGTTACTAGATATTCTGTACCAACTGCTGCTGTATTAAATAATCTTACTGTAGTCGCTAGACTTACATTAGAAGCTGCTCCAGTACTTGTACCTAGATTAGCTTCAGTACTTAATGGTTTAAAAACTGTCATTTTGAATATTCTCCGTTAGTGTAATGTATTTATGTATTTAAAAATCTCTAAGATGACACTACGCCGTCATGATCCTTATATGTTTCTCTTAATTCTTGTTCAACTCTAATTATATCACCGTCTTGTAAATATAACTCTCTCCACTCCCATTGTAGTGTATCGTAAGCTGTGTTTTCGACTCTATGTTCTGTTGGAAATGTATTTGTTTGTTTATTTGTTGGTATCAACCATTGAACTGTTTGTGATCCTAATTTATTCGATTTATCCCAATCTGGAACTTCAAAATCTTGTGGGTCACCTTCTTCTGTAGTATTTAAACTAACTGTTTTCATAGTTAGTGGACCTTTATACATACAGACTTCTATATCAATAGCATAGGCTTTATCATCAGCGTTTCTTAATACTGTTTCTTTGTGTTTAACATTTAACATATTATTTCCTTAACAACAATTTGATGCTGTTGTTTGATATCTACCCTTGAACCCAACAAAGAATCTAAACTTTCTAGCATCGTAATTTGGTACAGTAACAGTATAATCCATTTGTATACAAGTTATAATATTATGTGCGTTTTGAATACACTCACCTATACCAGAGAGTCTAAAGTCATAACCGATTTTAGTGTTTGTTGAAGCTAAACTACTGTTTGTACTACCTGATGAAAAAGCACTTAAAGCTGCATCAAAGAATCCTGTTGTTTGTCTTAATATACTATAAGATACAGATACATTTGTTGATGAACCTACACCAGCTAGTCTAGCACATTCTGTATCAGAACTAAAACCACTACTTTCTTTACCATGACCACCTGTTGAAAGATAATCACCCTCACTCACATACCAAACAAGATCATTACCTACTCTTTTACCATATATTTCTCCAGCCATATTAACTGGTACTTGACAAAAACCTGTTATAGCTGTTGTTCCGTTAGTAACATTAAGTGTTTCATTTTGACTAGTAATACTACCGTCATTTGGTGAACTACTAAATACTATACCAGCTTTGTTGTAAGATTTAAATTCAGATACTTCAAAGTTAGTACTACCAGCTAAGTTCATATTATCAGCTACTGTAGTGTCTTCTGTATTCAATGTAAGTGAATCTGTTAGTGTAAATGTTTGTCTACTATTACCTGGATTTAAAATCAAAGTATCTTGAGCAGCGTCTCTTAGACTCAAGTTAGTTTGACTCTTACCGATTTCAGATGCTATAGAACTGAATGATACATTTGATGTTCCGATTGTCATTTATTATACTCTTTAAATTTTTGTATTGTATTATTATTTATGTCTTCTCTAACAGAAGAATCCATACCTCTTTTAACAGAAGCTATCCATTCTAAAGCATTGTTATTTGGTTTTCTAGCCCATTGTGTTAACTTACCAGATATACTTTTATCTATTGGGCCACCATTATTTTCTACTTCATGAAAGTTTCTTTTACCATGTTTCTTTAAATATCCTTTAACGACTTGAGCTTGTTTGTGTGATTTCTCTACTATTTTTGGTGGTACTGTTCTAGTTCTTTCATTATTTCTTTGTAACGCTACTTCTAAATCTGTTTGAATGAATATAACTTTAACATCATACCCAGCTTCTTCTAACAACCTATACATCTTAAATGTCTTACCTTGATCACCAGATGTTGAATCAACTAAGATACCTAGTCTCGCGTCAATCAATGATTTAAATCTTTTATCTGTTGAGGCCTTCGCTGCTACTCTAGCTGCTTCTCTATCTTCTGTTTCGTTCTCTGGCATCTTTAATGAAAGACCTTTTCGTTTCATCATCATCTCAAAAAAACTATCTGAGTTGACAACAATAAGACCTAAACTTTTAAGTCCGAGTTGTCTGGCTACAAAAGATTTACCACTACCAGGTCCACCCGCTAGAATAATCGCTTTGAATATACCAGGATCGTTAACACCCTCGTCTAAGTCAAGTACTAAATCGTCTTCTTTATATTTAAGATATTCCATGTTTTCTCTTAGCCATGTTCATAGCTGTCGCGTGCATGATTGAATCAGCTTTATCACCGTAATCTGCTTTAAACTTACTTCGTTCTTTCTTTAATTCTTTATAGAATTTTTCTTTATCTACCATTACTTTCTTAGGTACTTCTTGTTCATTTCTTATCTTAGATAGTTTTCTAAAATTAACTACTTTCTGACCTGGTGTAAACTCTTGAGCGTATTCTCTACCCGCGTCTGTACCCCATTCGTGTTGTTGAGGATTATATATTTCATACATAAAGTCTGGAAAGTCTTCTCTGATACCCATACCTTTCTGTACAGCTTTGTATAATTGTTTACCTAGTTTATATCCACGAGGTAGTGAATCAACGAATGTTTTTTCATCACCTACAGAAACTAACTGTCTCATCTTCGAAGCTGACATTCCGTCTACACCTTTTGAATCTGGATCTCTTTCACCAGCTGAGACAACTTTGATTGTTTTGAAATTGTAATATCCATGTCTAGCTTTGATACCATTATATTTGTTTAGTACAGCATCAAATTCTCTAATTCTATCTGAACCAACAACCATTTGTATGTGTTCATAACCTTGATCATGTAAGTTTGTTACAACATCAAATACAGTTTTAGCGTCAGCCTTCTGAACATCAATACCTTTCGGTAACATCGGATTCATAAATTGTCTTATCTGTTTATTCGTTAACGGGTTCTTTTTCTTGTCTGTAGTATGTGAAGTAAATATCTGTACATCATGACCTCTAGCTACTGACTTCATCTTAGCTGCTAACTTCATGTGACCAACAGTCGGTGGATTGAATCTACCGAATGTAAATGTCACACCTTTGTCTTTAGCTTCTGTTACTTGTTTAAATGTCTTCTCAACATCTTCGAATCTAAACCTTAACATCTTTTCGATTGTCTTATCTTTTTGTTTTGTATAGTAAGCTATCTCACCGGCTAAAGCTAATTTGTCACCTTGATTTAATTTTTGAAACCAATTCATAAATTGAAGATACCCTTTACTACCAAACTTAACAGCATCTTTAGCCAGTTTCTCTAAACTCTTATCAAATTTACCGAAGTCTTTAGCCATCTGTTTAAACCCTTTAACAGATAACTTTAAAAAATTGTCTTGATCTTTTGTGTTCATATCTTTTCTATCCGTAAAACTAATTTTGTCTTACCTATTATTACTCTATGATACATATCTCTTGGTATCATAAATATTCTGTCTTTTACTAATTCAATCGGTAAACTACCATTGAATTGAAACTGCCATCCCTCTCCTTCTAATACTGTAACTTTTCTGTCTTCTAAATCTCTATGCCAAACTAATTGGTCACTATCTACATTAGAGTAGAATGTTCTGATATCACCATCGTCTTCGTATGGTTTACCAGAAATAATTTCCACCACCAGTTAATCCTAAATCTTTGGCGTATGTTGGAAGTCTACAACTCCAATATCTAGCTGATAATTTATCAGTAGCTGTATCACAATTATGTCTATCAGCGAAAGCTTTTCTCGCTTTAGGATCATCAAGTTTAACAGCTAATTTACCACCACCACCTTTCGCTCCGAAAGTAACTTTCTTTACTTTGTCTCCGTCTTTAACATAGACATAAAACTTCTTCGGACCACCTTTCTTGGGTTTGTTAAGAGGTTTATCATCATCTTCTGTAAATTCAACCATTGGTTTTTCTAACGGTACATACTTACCTTCATAGATTCCAAAGTTATTATGTTCTAAAAATGTTTTCATATTATCTCCAAGGTAACATTGTCATACCTATCTGATTGATAGCTAACTCTATTAATATAAATATTATAAGACACGGACCGAGTTGCCAAGCCCACCATTTCCAGCCTTCTAATGAATCAACCCATTGTCTTAGTTTACTGTTTCTAGCTTTGTCATAGGCTCCACTCTTTTCACCTATTTCTTCTGCCCAATAGTTTGGATCAATCCATTCTTTTAATTTTATCAGAGGCCAAAGTATTTTCTTTAGAATTTTCATTTATTCACCTCTAACTTTATCAGCTAAGTCTTTATCAGCTTTACCCCATGTACCTTTACCTTTAGTAATAAAAGAATTAACTCTAGCATGTCCCCATTGAACAGCTGTTGTACCTGGTCTATGACCGGTCTGCCAAGCTTTAACACCTCGTTTGAATACTTGTTTGAGTATTCCAACAGGTATACCTGATTTCTTAGCTTTATCATTAAGTGACTTATCAGGATTAGCTTCACCAAACATCTTTTTAAACTTTAATGTATGTTTACTAGGTTTAGTCTTCGCGTCTTTGTCGCCTGGAGCTGGACCTTTACCACCTTTTCTAAAGTGTTTGGCTCTAGCTTCTTTATCTTTTTTACTTAATCCTTTGTAGTATTTCTTAGGTTGTGTACCTGGTTCATCATCTACATGAGGATCTTGTGGTTGTTTTCTTTCTCTCATAGTACTATTTATCCCAATTCTTAGCTACTGTAAAGTTGTTGAATGAAAATTCTAATTTGTCTACTATTTTAACAGCACCACCTGTTTTGTCAATAGCGACATACCCTTCTGGATTTACTACTTTAAATCCTTTGTCTGTTTTAACGAATGTCTTAGCTATACCTTTAGCTGAATCCATTTTGTTAATAATCATCATCTTAGCTTCAATCAAAAATCTCATGAAGTCTACTACTTGTTCTAATGTCTTTAGTGAACTCTTAATAACTTTTAAATGTTCTCTAAGTTTAGAGTTCTGTATATCAGAATCACCTTTGTTCTTTTTCCACCATGTCTGAAAGTGTACTTGATATCCTTTAACAGCTTGTTTACCTTTCGGTAGTTTCTTACCAGCTCTTGTATATGTATTTAGATATGTTTTGAAACTAGAACCAACTGCAGATGATCCTAGACTATCTTGCCATCTTAAAAATTTATTAAATGATCCTGAGTTAACTCTTTGAAATTGTTTACCAGCAGATGATAGCAGTGAGCTCACTTTGACTGTCTCTGACGCTGTGAATGTAGCTTTACCTGATACATCTCTATATGTCGCGTCGTCTTGCCAGACATTAGGTGATCTACCTGGGATCTTAGCTCCGAATGAAGCTGATAATGATTCGATAGATGTACCTTTGTATGTTGTATGCCAGACAATACCTACTTTAGCTTGTTTAATCTCTTTTCCGATCTTAGAGTTTGTTGGTACAGCATATAAAATTGTATTAGGTTGAAATGTATAATGTGATTCTCCATCAATATCTTGAGTACTTACATCATTAGTGAACATTAAATCACCTTGTAGTATTTCACTCATACCTAATTTAGAGAACTCAGCGAGACATACTTTAAACTTACTCGCTAACTCACCAGATAGATCAGCGTCTATTTCTTCGTTAGTGTGATAAAACTTTGGTGTCTTATTAAACAATGACTTCTTAGCTACGAAGAATTTACCTGTTTCAGGGTGTGGTCCCGCGAAGATAGCTGGTGCTCCGTCCCACTTGACTGTTACATTTAGTTTACTACCTGAACCACCTTTGAACATATCTCTCAATGATTGTAGAAACTCTATAGCACTTCTACCACCAGCTATACCGAAGTTTAGAATCTCATCTTCAAGATGTTCTAAGTGTAGATTTTTACCGGCAGCTTCTGTTAGAAATTCCATTTATTTACCTTTCAAAGCTTCTTTAAATTGTTTAGAGAATGTAGCTAAAAAACTAGGTGCTGATGTGAAGTTACCTTTGTATCTCAATGTTACATCACATACAGGTGTTGATCCAATTGATAAAATCATGTGTAACATTGCCGCTGTAGACCCTTTATCAAACGCTTGTGTTTTATTTTTATCTAACTTCATTGATGGTTTACCTGTTTTAAATAACTCATCAACTTTAGTAGTCATTGTATCAACATCTTGATAATCACCTGATTCTATAACTAGACCACTCTTTAACATTCTACCTATACCTGTAACTAAAGCGAAATCAAAATTTACTTTCTGTAATTCTTTTAATTCTGTTTTCAATATCAATCTGATTAGTGTATCAGCGAATAAGTCAGCGTTCTTTTCTATAACATCAGATATAGGTTTAAATATTGATTTATTTTTCTTTAACTGATAATTAATTAGATCATTTGGTAAAGCTGTAACAAAAGGTTTCCAGTTACTTGTACTTAAATTCTTAGCATTCTTACCTAGTTTATCCATCAAATCTTTTCTTATCCATGGATTACCATCTTTATCTACAGCTATCTTAGGTCGTGCTAATTGAAATCTTTGAGCAGTCTTTACAACACCACTGTAAAATAAATAAGCAGCGTCATCTAAATCTTTTCTGACTTTATCAAATTTTTTACCTTCTAATAGTGTACTAAATCCTTTATTGATTAATGTTGGATCACCTGTCGTACCAGATTTCTTTTTCTTTAATGATATACCAATATAGTTATCACCTTTCTTCATAATAAAATCAGATGCATTGAAATCTTTCATACCATATTTTGTAACTTGAAATTGTTTAACATCATCACTCCAAGCTTTACCTGTTAAATATACTTTGTCAACACCTTTCCAACCACCTTTCTTAGCGATCACTTCTGCTGCTGAGATAGCTTGAACTAAATTACTATAATCATTTTCTAATGCCTGTTCTTCTAGTGATGTATATCCTATAACTTTACCTGTCTTAATAACTTTTTTAACTTCTTCTATTAAAGCATCTAAGTCTTCTAGTGTTTCAACTGTTGGTATTGAAGACATTGTAGTTAGTGCTGCTGTCATTAACTCGTTTGGATCTGCTGTAGCACCACCACCTCGTTTAGTATCAGGTCTCGTTGTTACATATATTTTTCTATCTATATCTTTATGTTTAAAAGCGAAGTCTTTTGTCGCTCTTGCCGCTGTAGGACTTTCTAATGATAAGTCTTCGTCACTACCAATAATATCATTAGATAATGTAGTAAACTTAACTCTCTCATTAGGTTTGAGTATTATTTGTACACCGATTTTCTTACTGTTTGTGAATCCTTTTCTTTGATCTAATGATACTTCACCATTAATTGAACCTATTTGTTTATCGATATCAGCTACAACATCAACAGCAAAATCTTTTTCGTCAGCACCATCATACTCTAATGATTCAACCATTTCTAATGTTAGATCGGGTTCGATACTACTATTTTTTGATAGACGATATAGTTCGTCAGCTATTCTTTTACCGAATGCTGTATCTGAAGGATAATGTGCACCTGCTACCATTCTACTATCGGCTATTCTTTGACCGATATCTAATATGTTTTTTCTATGTTCTAATGGAGCTTGATCTGCTACTAATAATGAGATTAATCTACCTGATGAAGCGTGTCCAGACGGATAAGCTGGTGTGTCAGCTGTTTCTAATGGAAATGCGTCTAATGGTAGAGTCAATTCTTTAGCTAATTCAGCTGGTCTTATTCTATTATAGTGTCTTTTAAGAGATAATATGATACTACCTCGTTGATAATCTAACTCTTTAATTCTATCCCATTCAACTTCTATACCGAAATCTTCTAAGTAATCTTTGAAAGGTTTAATGACTTTCTTATCATACATAGTCATTTCTGTTTTCCACACTTTTCTTTTACTACCCAATGACATAAGGTATCGTAATTCGTTATGTGTTTCAGTAGAACTGTTTTTAGGTGGTGGGTAACCTTGCCATTCTTCAAGATCAAAATCCTCGAACGCCGGATAGGGTCGAGCTAATTTTTTTAATCTTTTATTGTTGTATTTACCTTTGTGTCCTAATTTATCTAAACTGTCTACGGATTCTTCGTTTAATTGAGAGAATGTCTTCATAGGTAGTATTTATGTCAATACTATTTTTGAATTCTGTGCTTACTTAGGAACTTTTCTATCTTTGCGATAGACTCGACTAATTCTTCTTGTTTCTCTTTATTTTGGTGGGATTTTTTAAGAACAATTAGTTCTTTTTTGAGCTCAACTTTCTTAGAGAGTAAGTCCATTAAAGACTTACTCTTAATAGTACCTTGATCTTGACTATGAGTTGAGGATTTCATTGAGTTGATTAATTGTATCATCTGCCGTAGTATGTAGTATTCCTATACCACCAGCATCTCTGAAACATTTTACATTCTTTTCTCTATCGTCAATCAATACTGATTTTCTGTGAGCGAAAGCTGCTTTCTGACTACCTTTGAATGTAGGTATAATAATCAGATTGTTTGTAAAATGTCTTTGGATCCATTCTATTTTATCTTGTACAACTATAGTTCTATTAACAGTACCTGCAGCAGTCAAAATTTCTGTATGAATACCAGAGTTCATAGTCCAGTCAACGAGTTTCCACGCATCAGGTAGAGGCTCCAACTTTCTAAAAAGATGTCTAGCCGTAAGTTCTCTCTTGTTTTCATCATAGATGTCACTCATTCCTTTTAGATCAACTTTGTGACCTAACATATCTTCTAAACCTCTTTCGAAGTTCGCGAGAACTCCGTCCATGTCTAAAAATATTTTCGTTATTTTTTTATCATTTTCCATACTGTTAGTATAACAAAAGTGTACCTGCGGTATCAATCATATTTTAAACCTTCTGTTTTTTCAGAACTAATTCTTTTACCTGTAGTTGTTTGATCCATTACTGGTCCAATATCAACTAATTCATCTTGAGCTGACTGTTCACAATCATATAATCTCATCTTTGATCTATCGACACCCAATACGAATCTCTTATGATAACCAGGATCATTGTATCTATTCTTTAATTGTTTTACCATTACTTGATCAAGTTCTTGCATATCTTCTGTAGATATCAAAGCGAACATAAAGTCTGCTGTTGCAGGTAATCCGAATGATTCAGAAGTATCTTCAAGACCTACATCTGTAGATACAAAACCTGTTCTGTTTGTTTGTGTTGCTGACATAATCGGAACATCAAACTCAACTGCTAACCCTCTGAGTTCTTCTGCTATACTCTTAACATAAGTGTAAGTATTAACATTACTACCAGGTCTTACTCTGAATGATGCACATATATTCAAGTAATCAATAAAGATAACATCAGGTTTGAAGTCTCTTTTTAAATCAAGTTCTTGTAATAAATGTCTGAAATGACCACTATGTGCTGTTGCTGTCGGATATTCTTTGATGATCAATTTACCTTTAGTCTTTTCTCTGACTCTAGTAATCTTTTTCTCATACATCATCTTTGGTAGATCACCTAGATCATTCAATGATATGTCAAGTAAGTTCGCGTCGATTCTCTCCGCGATCTTTTCTTCTGCCATTTCCATTGTGATATACAAAACATTCTTACCTTGTAATAAAGATGATGATGCACAATGACACATGAATAGAGATTTACCAACACCAGTACCTGCCATACAGATATTCAATGTCTTATTCGGAAGACCACCTTTAGTGATCTTGTTCATAAGGTCTAAATCAAAAGGTATTCTTTCTTCTTCTCTATGCATGAACTCATATCTTGAATCCCAATCTTCAATGAAGTCATGACCTATATTACTGTCAAAAGAAACAGATAATGCTTCTCTGAGTATATCAGGTATCTCACCTTGTGCACCTTCTTTGTCTTGTATGATTGAGATAGAACTCATTACACCATTGTATACTGCTCGATCTTTACACCACTTTTCAGTAGAATCAATTAACCATTCATCAGGTGTTTGTGTCGTGTCTTCTTTGATTTCACGAATCAGAACCATTGTATCTGATATAAGTTGTTGATCAACACCTTCGATCTCATCAATATCAATGATGAGAGCTTCAGTTGTCGGTGGTGTCTGATATTTTAGAAAGTATTCTCTAATTTGTTTATAGAGAAATTCTTCATCTCTTTCTTGAAAGAACTCACTCTTAATGTAAGGTAATGTCTTTCTTATGAAAGGTTCATTCTGTATCAGATTCTTGAGTATCGTCTGTTCTAGTCTGGTTGCCATATTTATATTCTTGTTTCGCTGTTTCGTCTAATTGATCAAGTACTTCTTGAGTAAAATACTTCTCTGGATTGTTATTAATAGTTTTACCAAATTGTGTTGTACCATCAGGTAATTCTACTCTTGTTGATGATTGTTTAAAGATACCATACTTGATTGCTAGTTCTAGTAATCCATAGTATCTATCTAAACCTGTATCGTATGATAACATTACATCAACCATTTTGTTCTCAACTGTAAGTCTTGATTTCTCATTCTTACAATGAACAATATTTCCAATAACATCTTTACCGTCTTTCTCTTTCTTCTTAGACAAAAAGATAATTGATGATGCTGCGTACTTAAGACCTGATCCACCACCCATTACTTTCTTCGCGAACAATCCCATTTCATCATAAGTATGATTCGTTACAATTAATGGAACACCTGCTTTACCTAACTTAAGAGTCAATACTCTAAAAGCACCTTTGACTAACTGTGCTCTTGTCATATCTTTAGTCTCTGCTCCAGACGCTGTGTCTTCAATCTCTTTAGTTGTTGATAACATACCAAGTGAATCAAGTACAAAACACATCTTCATGTCTGTCTTGTCTTTCA